TGGATTCCATTCAAAAGTTTTACCATTTTTAACAGTAGCAATTAATTTTTCTCCAAAATGATCTAAAGACCATGAAGCAGGATCTAATACTACACTTGAAGAAAGAGATGCTTGTCCCCAAGCTGTATAAAATTCTACAGAAGCTCCACTAGCATGCGCTGTTCTTGTTCCAGCCACTGCTCTGGTTATTCCTGTTAAATCGTTTGTTGAAATTCCTGTGTAAGAAATAAATTCTGTTCCAACTTTAATAGTGCCGGATGTTGGAAAACTAGTTGTTGAAGTTAAAGTTATAGATGTTCCTGACCCTCCTGTCCCTGCTGCGTCATCTTGTAATAAACCATTAAGAGTTGTAATAATACCCGATCCTCCTCCATACGTAGCAGTTCCCCACCCATACCCTGCGGTTTGGTTTAGAGGACCAACTTTTACATAAGGATTAATTACTGCTGAGCCAGATGCTGAAACTGAAGTTCCTGCTGCGGTAGCCATAGTTATAGTGAAAGTATCTAAGCTAGGAACTGTTACTACTTGAAAAGTATTGTCTGTAAAATTTGCTGCTGTGTAACCTGCCCCAGTTGGTGGGGTCACAGAAGTAAATGTAAATAGGTCTCCAACCTCAAGACCGTGTGCAATTTTATTTACAGTTACAGTCGCGTTGGTATTTGCAGTTGTAAAAGTTGCTCCAGTAATTGCTGTGTCTAAAGGAGTAATATCATAGAATGCACCTTCAAAATAAATTACTAAGACTTTATTGGAGCCTAATGCAGCATATCTTCTTCCATCTAAGTCAGCCCAAACAAGTTGTTCTCTTACAGCTCCTACTAAAGTAGAAGATGTAATTTGTTCCCAACCACCAATTTTCTCTGGTAAACCATAACGAAAACGAACAAAGTCACCATCAGTCCACTGTCCTTCCGCACCTGTTTCTGTGACTTGTTTATTAAATCCTGGTCTTATTTGTACATTTGTTAAAGGCATAGGGTATTATACCTTAATAAGTGTTGAATTTAAAGATTACCTTCAGGTTCTTTAGTTTCTATATTTTGACCCATATGGCTTATTACGTGGTTCTTTTCCTCATTAAAATTTTTATTACATTCAATAGCTAATGAAACAAACAAATTAGTACAATGTTTCAAAGCCTCAGCTGATAATAAAATTTTTTTCTTATCGTTTATTATTTTAATTTCATCATCATTAAATATTATTTCGCCAGAGCCTTCTTTATCTTTTAATTGATTAATTATCATAAATCTCCTTACTCACAACTTATTGCAGTATCGTCAGGCATACCCCAAAAAGGTCTTGTGTCTAAATAACGATCTTTATTTTTACCATTTTTGTCTACATAGTGCAAGAAAGCTTGTATGGAAAAGTCTCCTTGAAACTCTTCACGATAATGAGGTAATTGTCTCCCAAGATAAATTGCTGCTTCACCTTTATCTAGATGTATTGGTTTTCCATCTATATAAATTGGCCATGGTGTGCCATCATTATTAATATTAAGTGTTACACTAATCTCACAAGAACGCCTATCTGTGTGATTTGCTAAAGATGAAAATTTTGTATAACACCTCCAAAAAGCATAAGTTGGTAATAGTTCTATACCCGTTTCTTTTTCCATACGCGGTAATTGTTTAAGCATCAAAGCCTCAATAGCTGGATCTCCATAAAATTTAGAATCTGGTATTCCCATTTCTTTTGATTCGTCAAAATGTGTAGTATTTGTTCTATGTCTCATTTCACAATAATTACTTAATAATTTAACTTCATCTTCAGTAATAAAATTTGTTATTTTTTTATATGTAAAATCTTTTCCTATAGTGCCCATGCTACCACCGAATATCTTTCTCCCTCAGTGACAGGCATAACACAATGAGGGTATAATAAATTGCTAGGCCATATTATCATTCTATTTTCTTTTTTTGGAATTGTTGTAAGTTTATCTGATTTAGGATATTTAAAACATAAGTCTCCACCTTTGTAATCATCATTAACTAAAAATATACAACTGAACTGTCTTGGAATTTTTGGATTATGGTCTGTATGAAATTTATAGTGTCCTCCTTTTCCATACTTTAAAACTTGTATATCATTTATAACAAAATCATTTGAAAGCTCGTGAAAGACTTGATAATTAGTAATGCAAGTTTTTAAATGCTTTATTAAATAATTACACCACAATATTTCAGTGTAAGAATTTGTATTAATATTATTTAAACCCCAAGTACCTACTTTTCTTATTTTCTCATCAAGAATAGGTTCGGCATCACCTATTATTGTTGCCCCTACAAATTTATCAGAATTATCACATATTTTTCTGAAAGCCTTTAAAGTTTTTTTTGGAACAACATCGTTAAAAACTGTAATATATTTATGTAAATCAAAATTTACTTCCATGATTTTTTTCTCCAAAATATTTTTTTGTAGTTATGCAATATATGTTTAAGCATAAAAAATCTATCTTCCATATATTTTTTATCATCCATAACTTTAATTTTCATTTTCCAAGGCTCTCTTTTAAAAGGTATACATTGTACATAAGGAGTTCCTCTTTCAATAAGTGTATCTAATTCATTATACTTATCCCCATTAACTACAAATGGAAAGTTTACTTCATTTTTAAAAGTATCTGTATCAACTATACCTGCAATAATTGAAAAACGATCGTCTACATTATTTAAAGGTGGTACAAAGAGAGTAGAATATCCAGGTGGTGTTGTTATTATCCATGGATTTAAAATTTTATGAAAGGCTAAATTTTTATTTTTTTCTACCAAAGGACTTCCCTTTAGTTGATCTGTGGCATGAAATTCTGGCTTACCTCTATAATTAATATTTATTCTTTCAGCAAGGCTACTCAGCATTTGCTGAGCTGAATCAAAACCCGCTCTTTTTTTTCCTTCAAATTCAATATTGTGTCTTATTTTATAATCTGTTGGTATTTTTAAAAGATACCCAGAAGTAAGTGTATCTAAAAAAGGCATACAACCTTTTATAGTTTGGTTTTCGTAACTATGCGTAAGTGTTTTATACCATTCTGGTATATTGGTTTTTATAAGGACTGGTAAATTATCTTGATTATTATTTATAAATTCTTTACTTGCTGAAAAAGTAATAATGTTGTCTAACATCCAAAATGTTTAACACATTTATGGAAGTTGTAAAAGACTTAAATAAGTAATCCCGTTATCCTGACAATATTTTTCCCAAGTATTTATTGGGTATGTCACAGTTGAAGTATCAAAAGTATCTAAATAATTATTATAGTTTACAAACTGAGTATACAAAGTTTTACTTTGAGTATTTGCATTTGCATTTGCTATAAATTTCTTTATTGAATCTCTAATATCTTTTAAATATTGATGCAACTCCTCTGAATCTGAATATACTTGAGGATTTGGATTAGTAGAAAATGTAATCGTACTTCCATCTATAGTAAATAGATCTATATTTTCTTTAAATTTTATAAAATCAGAATCACTAATATCCACTACTGAATGAGTTGTATTTAAAGCAGTTAACTCATTTTTTTCAGTTTCGTTTGCTGCGATTCTTAATAAAGTATTATTTAATGTAATTGCGTATGCCATTATGCGTTCCCATCATCAAAATAAATTATTCCACCAGCTCCACCTGCTTCACCAGGAGTTGACACTGGGCCACCACTTGGTGATCCATCAAAAGTAGTACCAGGGCCTAAGCCAGCTGATCCTGCAAATATTGATTTATCTAGTAAAAGAACTCCACCAGGGGCTGATCCGTAAGCACCCGGGTTTGCTCTGTTTGGTTGAAAGGCAGGTCCTCCTCGTGCTCCTCCTCCACCGCCATTTGCAGTAAAGTTTGAAACAGTAGATGCTGCTCCCGCGTTTCCGTCACCACCTCCTGTACTAGTAGAACCTTTTGTACCACCAGCTCCTAAAGAGTAAGCAACGGCAGCTCCGCCAGTAACTGGGCCAGAAAAAAATCCTATTCCACCACTACCACCAGCTCCTCCATGTCTTCCAGGAGCTTGATTTGAATATCCGCCAGCACCACCGCCAGCACCCGTTAGGTATGCATAAAAATTATTTGCAGCTGGGTTTGCAGTTATGTTACCACTATTTGGTCCTACCTCAGACATATGTAAAACGTAAGCACCATCTCCACCTGTACCACTTGATGCTGCAGTTAATCTTCCTTGTGCATCGACAGTGATGTTTGCAGTTGTGTATGATGCTGCAGTGACAGAAGTGTCTGCAAGTTTAGCAGCAGTTACTGCGTCATCTGCAATTTTATCTGTAGTTACATTTGCATTTAAAATTCCCGCAGTCACAACTGCGTTATTAGAAATTTGTGCAGCTCTAATTGCATCATCTGCAATTTTAGCATTTGTTACTGCATCATCTGCAATACCAGCAGTCCCAATTGATCCACCTAAAGTGTCTAGTGAAATTTCTTTTAAGTTTGTTCCATCAGAATATGCTGCATAAATTTTTGATTGATCTAAAGTAAACCCTGTGCCTGATGCAGTTTTAATTGTCAGGTTTGTTGGGTTAGTTAATCCTGTTGCATCAAAAATATAAAATTTTTCTATTGAATCTGGAATCGTACAGATTGTGCTTGAAGCTATTGAAGCAGTTGCAAATTTAATAACCATATTTCTAGCATTAGAAATTGCTTTATCAGTCATTACTAAAGCAAGAGTACCACCACTTGAAAGTGTTACTTGTTCATATCCTGCAATTGCTTGTTGAATTAAGTTTAAGTTGTTATTTGTGTTATCACCCCATGTACCAGCATTTTCGCCAGTGACCATTAGTTCGAGTTTTAAATCTGTAGAGTAAGCCGATGTCATAATTTTTATCTCCTAATAATTGTCAATTTTACCTTATCTATGCAGCGAGGTCAACCTCAGTCCAAACATTAGTAACGTTAGGATCTATTTCAGCCCAAGCTGTTATATTCAGACTACCTACAGAAGCTGTCATTTGTATACCAGTCACGTCAATATTTGCTATTCCAGTCGCAGTAACTTGACCGACTGATCCTGTCATTTGGAGACCACTAGTTCCCACCATTTGTGTAGGAATAGAGGCTATATTTCCTAACGACATTGTGCTGGATATACCTGTAACCGATTCATTAGTTGATTGAATCAAGTTTATAGAGCCCAAGGTCATAGTGCCTTGTATACCAGTTACATCTACAGGTGTTTTTACACCCCCTACTGTATTGCCTTGCGACATTGTTGATCCAACACCTGTAACACCTACATTTGCGTGACCTTCAAAAGTAGAAGTTCCAATTGAAAAATCTAATTGATCTTCTGATGCAAATACAGTTATGTCTTGGTCAATTTTTAAAGATATACTTCCAAAAGTAAAACTTGCTTGAATACCACTTACAGCTGCCGTATAACTTGCTTGTCCTAAAGCAGTTCCTATTGAAGATGTAATTGATTGACCAGTTGCTACGACTGAATATTGATCACCCCACGCTGAGTTACCCCAAGCTTGACGACCCCATCCAGAATTAATTACTCCCTCGGCTGTTTCTTCTCCGAGGCTTGAAGTCATTGAAACACCAGTGACAGCTACATCTACAATTGTTTCATTAGATCCATAAGGTTGATTACCCCAAGTTAATCTACCCCAACCAGATTTTATTTCAGTGGTAACTGTTTCAGTTCCAATAGATGATGTTAATGATAGGCCACTAAGACTAACGGATGCATCGCTTAGATCTCCCCAAGCGTCTGCGCCCCATGTTTTCTTACCCCATCCAATGGCCATATCATCTTATTCCTTTATTATGCAATTCTTAAGATTGCAGCAGCAGTCGTATATGCAGGGAACTGAATTGTAAATGTTCCAGAAGTTGCAGTCTTATCTCCGCCGAAATCTAATACAGCAACCGCATCAGTGGTATTTGAACCACCGTTAGTTTGTGTATTGTAGATCAAAGCACCTCTTGCAGTAAGAGTTACGTTTTGAAAAGAAAGATCAGCAAAATCAGTAATAGCTACTGAAGATGAAACTTTAACACCTTGGTTTACTAAGGCAGCTCCCCCAGCTGAATAGTTTGATGAAGTTACTTCATTCCCAGTTATATAGTTTGTTGTTGATTTTCCTAAAGTCGCCGAACTTGTATACATCGCTAATTTAAATGTATCACCACCATTTCCTGATGTATCAAAATCGTGAGATCCTTGCAGTAATTCTTTTTTAAAAGAATTACAGATTGCATTTGTTGTTATTGCCATAATTATTCTCCTTTTTAATTTGTATTCGGAGGTGGTGAAGGAATTTGTATTCTTGGTACTCCATCATCATACTCCGCACGTCTTCTTCTACCCATTTGTT